GAACCAGGTACGCAATGAACTTTGATTTACAGCACTTCTACAGGTTTTGTAGGGAACTGAAGGTAGAGACAAAGGAGCTTGGGATACAGCGCCTTGGACAGCGTTTATTGGGCAGCCAGACCTATGTGATGGAGGAGGTTGCTAAAGGCTTAAATCAAGGTACGCACTTCTTTGTGATTCTGAAGGGTAGGCAGTTAGGGATTACGACGATCTCGCTTGCCTTAGACCTTTACTGGCACTTTAAGAACCCTGGGTTTCAGGGGACGTTAACAACGGATACCGAAGAGAACCGAGATCAGTTCAGAACCACGCTTGCCATGTACATGGATGGCTTGCCACCGGAGTACAAGATTCCTTTGATGACGCATAACAGGAATCAGATGGTGTTAAAGAACAGGTCAAGGTTGTTTTACCAGGTAGCAGGATTGCGAGCGAAGGGGTCGTTAGGGCGTGGTAAGGGGATTACTTACCTGCATGGCACAGAGACATCGAGTTGGGGTGATGAGGAAGGCTTGGCTTCTTTGCTAGCTTCCTTGGCTGAAAAGAACCCGAATAGGCTTTATCTTTTTGAGAGCACGGCTCGTGGGTTCAATATGTGGCATGACATGTGGCAGGTGGCTAAGAAGGCTAGAACGCAGAAAGCGATCTTTTGTGGATGGTGGCGAAATGAGCTTTATGCGGCTGACCCTAAATCCGATGTGTATCGGGTGTACTGGGATGGCAAGTTAAGTCCAGAAGAAAAGGAATGGACAAGAGAGGTTAAGAAACTCTACCAGGTGGAGATCAATACAAGACAGATTGCTTGGTGGCGCTGGAAGCTCAATGAGGGCTTAAAAGATGAAGCGCTGATGTATCAGGAGTTTCCACCAACGGAAGACTATGCCTTCATCATGACGGGCAGTAGCTTCTTTAGTCACACACGGTGCACTGATCAAGCGAAGGTGGCGAAGCAACTCATGCCACGCAACTATCGATTCTCGATGGGGCAGTATTTTGAAGACACGGAGTTGATACAAAGCACCGAGCGTATGGCAACGCTTAAGATTTGGGAGGAGCCGATTGATAACGCCTACTATGTTATTGGAGCAGACCCAGCGTATGGAAGCTCTGACTGGGCAGATCGATTCTGCATTCAAATCTATCGAGCGTATGCGGATGGACTTGATCAAGTTGCAGAGTTTGCTACCTCAGAGATCAATACCTACCAGTTTGCATGGATTATCTGCTACCTGGCAGGGGCTTATAAGAACTCAACCTTGAACTTGGAAGTGAATGGCCCAGGGCAAGCAGTGATTAATGAGATGCGTAACCTGAGGCGACAGGCGCAGACGATGGAGCCGAAGAAGGCAAGGCGCTTGGATGATGTCTTATCCCACATGCAGCACTACCTTTGGAGGCGCAATGACTCACTAGGTGGTGTGTCGAACTCGCTAGGTTACTTGACCACACATTCTTCTAAAGAACGAATGCTCAATTACTTTAAGGATTACTTTGAGCGCGGGATGATGAATGTCTACTCCATGGACTTGCTAGAAGAGATGAAGTCGGTGGTGCGAGAAGGTGGCTCGATTGCCGCCTATGGGCGCAATAAAGATGATCGGGTCATTGCAACCGCACTTGCTTGCGTGGCTTATGCTGAGCAGCTCATGCCGCGGTTGATGCAAATGCGGATGACCAGGGCAAGAAAAGAAGAGGCAATCACACCCGTACAAGAACCGATCATGGATCGGCAGATTAACAACTACTTGAAAGCACTCGGTGTCGGGCCTCAGTAAAGAAGCCATGATGGAAGTCATGGAGAAGTTCTTCGCAGATAAAAAGCGCGGTATCTCCATTCGTCTTTTTGCTGAGCTTTGTGGTCTTACTGAAGATCATCTAAGAGATGTATTCCAGCGCAAGACCTATCCGCTTACCGAGTTTGTGCAACGCCGTGTCAATCGTGCTTACGAGCAATGGACAAACGGCGATGTGGCTGTGATGCGATTTAGGCGTGATGTGTATTTAGAGTTTCGCAAGAAGCCTAAGCAAGCCATGGTGCGTCGCAATCTGATTGAGTTTGATGGCAACCAGTTCAAGTTAAATATTGGCGTAAAGCCTAAGTCTGATGATTACCACCGCGATAACCTAGATACCCAGATAAGGAGAAAACATGGCCGTTTATCATGATTACAAGTGTGCTGCTCATGGCTTTTTTGAAAGCAATAAGCCTGAATGCCCTCATGGCTGCACAGCAGATGTGCAAATGGTTTTCTTGCAACCTGTTGGTATGAAGTCCGATAAAACTAAACATGCTGATAGCACGCTTAGAGAACTGGCTAATGACTATGGCATGTCAGACATTAAGTCAGCTAGAGAAGGTGATCATCAAAACAATGCCTTGCTGAACAATAAGAAGGCTGCGCAACCACAAAACCCATTTGCTGTGCAATGGGGTAATCCGTCACAAATAGGTAACTACAATCTCAATTCCATTAAAGGTGAAACCGTGGGAGGCTTGTCAGCCGTGAAGGAAAGTGGTATAGCATTGCGCAAGCCGCAACCCTCGGTGGTGATGCGAGACCATGAAAACTTGAAGTTACCGACATGAGAATTCCTGACGATCCTGTTCAACGTGAGTATTTCTACAACGACCTGGTTGATAAATGCTCCGTTAGCATCCAGGAACGTACAGGCACTTACGATTCATTAAGGTCTTACTATCTTTTCGGTGCGGGGCTTGATGCCCCACCGGCTTACTACAACAAGATTTACCCGCACATCGATCAATTATCGAGTTTTCTCTACTCAGCAGAAACCACGCGCTTTACGATCTCGCTTGGCGCTTCCGTTAATGCGCATGAGCAAACCAAGATTCCTGCGCTTACCGGCGCATTAAACGATGACTGGCTGAACTCCAATGCTGATCAGGTGTTTGCGCAAGCTCTGAATTGGGCGCTTTGCTACAACTCCACCTTTATTAAGCTCATTCAGAAGAATGGCTTGCACCCCTACATGGTTGATCCACGCTGTATTGGTGTGTATCGAGAAGATACGCCTTACACAGATCGCCAAGAAGCGTTGATTCAGATTTACTACATCACACGCTCTGAGTTATATGCAAGGTTGTATTCTCACCCCAACCGTGATGCACTGCTTGCTCGTTTGCAGTTAGGACAAAGCCAGCAGAATCAAGTGCCTGATGGCATCCAGCGTCTGATTCTTTCGGCGACTGACCCAACCATGTACGGTAATGTCAACCTCAATATTGCTGGTATGCAGCAGTACAAGGCACGGGTTGCTGAAGATACGATCAAGATGACTGAGTTATGGGTGTGGAACGATGACACCGATGACTACCAGTGTGTCACGATTGCAGACCCGAATGTCATTATCTATGACAGGCCAGGTGAGAGCATGTTCTTAAAGGGTGAGTTACCCTTTATTCAGCTCTGCCCAACCCCGCAATATGACTACTACTGGGGTATTTCTGAAGTTGCAAGGCTTGTTTTCCTGCAAGACATGCGCAATAAACGCATGACAGAGATACTTGACCTGTTATCGAAACAAGTCACACCGCCTACAGCCTTGATTGGCTTTACTGGTCTGCTTGATGAGAAGAACTTTGCGCTTAATCGCGTGGGTGGTTTGCTATCTACGGACATGCCTAATGCCAAAGTAGAGCAATTAGCACCATCGATACCCAATGATTTGTTCCGTGAGATCGCAGAAATCGATCAAATGTTTGAAGAAGCCTCAGGAATTGTGAATGTATTGCAAGGTAGAGGTGAATCAGGCGTTAGAAGTGCGGGTCATGCGTCGCAATTAGCCCGTTTAGGCTCTTCACGGGCCAAAAAACGGGCGTTAATTATTGAAGATTCGCTTGAAAAGATGGCGACGCTCTACTTAAAAGCCATGCAAACGTATTCGGATCGTATTTATACCGACGATACGGGTAATAAGTTCATTGCAGACCAGTTCACCAAGGACTTTGTGGTCAAAGTAGACGCACATAGCAACTCGCCCATCTTCACTGAAGACTTGCGAAGCCTTGCTTTTGCGCTTGCAGACCGTGGTGCGATCACGAAAGAGCGTTTGATTGACATTTTGGAGCCTCCTATGAAGCAATTGCTTAAGGAAGACCTCCGAAAAATGCAACAAATGAACGAAGCAGCGCAAGAAATGCAAAAACAGCAGCAACCCACGCCAGAAGGCGCAGCTCCCCCTGCTCAATAGGAGTTTTTATGCTGACAAACGGTAATTCCAACATGAATGGCGGTACAGGCGGTACAAGAGGCGGTACTGACCGCTTTTCTTACCAAAATGACCAGCCAAAGGTCGATAGAACTGAGTTAAAACAGATTTATCGCACCCCGCAACTCAATTATGGCCGTGCAACGATGAATCGCACGGGTTATCAACGCGCCGGAGGTCGATTCTCATGATGCAACGCAAAATGTTACGTTATGCTCGCCCATCACGCCGTTAATCGCTTGACAGACGGTTGTTAAGTGGTATAAACCGCGCTGAAAGGACATATTATGGGTGTGAGCGCTGAAGAACTAATGAAACTCATTCGTGGCGGTGCCAAAGAAGGCAAAGCCTCGATGGAAATTGAGGTTGAAGAAGAAGGCACCGAAGGTGAAGAGGGTATGGAGAAAAAGCCTGCCCTTTCTGGCGCTTCCTCGCCTCCTATGTCATCTCCCATGTCTACCCCAGAGCCTAAGAAAGGCGAAGAGATGCAAGGCCGCATTGATGTGCAGCTTGGCATGGGGATGTTAATGGGTGCTATGCAAAAGTTTCCTGATGGATCGCCAGAACAAAAGGCGGTTAAAGAGGCAATTGGCAAGCTAGGTTCTGCGTTTGGCGAGATGGATTACAAAGCCAAAGAGTTAGTGCCTGCTGAAATCTTGCAAATGATCCAAACCCTGCCCCAGGCTGGAGGCGCGTCGGCTGAGATGCGAGCGATGGCTGCGGCACCAACCCCTGGGACTCAAAACCCACCCCTTCCTATTTAGGAGAAACGTATGGAACTGTTTAAGCCTAAAGCTGGAACGATTCGTCGGCCTACCGATAATCAACAGCAGAATGGTCAGATTTATAACCCACCCCGCTATGAGCCGTTTGGCGGTCTGTCGGGTTCGTCGAAGGTTTCCAAAAACCGTATGACGCTTAGCAAACCTGGTGACACCAAGCGTGTCATTTAATTGAAGTTGAGGGCTGAAAACTATGTCGCTTGAAAACCTTACCCCTGACGCAAGGGATGAACTTGCCGCCTTGGCGAAAGCCTTGGCTGAGAATCCGAAAACCCGAAAGGAGTTTCTGAAACTGACAAAGCAAGCGCACCCTGATCTTCCTGTTCCTGAACTTGAGATCGAAGAGCGTACTAATTCAGCAATTGCTGCACAACAGCAAAAGATTGCTCAATTGGAAGCACGATTGAAAGAAAAGGACGCTCGCACAGAGCTTGAGAAACGTAGAAATACGCTCAAGGAAAAGCGTCTTGCCGAATCAGATGATGATGTCAAAGCCATCGAGAAATTGATGATTGAAAAGGGCATCAGCAATCATGAGTCGGCTGCTGAGTA